CAAATTCTCTGAGTTCCTCGCTCTGGTGGACAAAGACATAAAGCTGGACAGCGATACCAAACTTTCTGTTCGCTTCGCCAACGGCTCAAGAGTCCTGGCCCTCCCTGGTTCAGAGAAGACTATCAGAGGCATATCCGCCGTAACCCTCCTTATCTTGGACGAGGCGGCTGCGATACCAGATGAGCTTTATGGAGCGGTCAGGCCGATGCTGGCGGTTTCGAAGGGCAGACTCGTGCTCATGTCTACTCCTCGCGGAGAGCAAGGATTCTTCTACGAGACCTGGGCCAAAAGCACCGGCTGGGAGAAGATCGAGGTACCCTGGCAGCAGTGCCCCAGGATCAATCCTGCCTTCATCGAGGAAGAGCGCCGGGAGAGGGGCAGCGCCTGGGTAGCTCAGGAGTACGAGTGCCAGTTCATAGCGGCAGGAGCCACCAGGATCCAGAGGTCCTGGCTCAAGTATGAAGATCGAGCTCCGACCGGCCTGAACATAGCCCTAGGGATAGACCTGGCTATATCCGAGAAAGAAACGGCCGACTACACCGCCGGATCCGTCCTGGGCCGGGATCTTGCAGGCAACCTGCACGTCCTCGATGTCCAGCGGATCCGGGGCTCCTTCTCACAGCAGATTGAGTTCATCAGGCAGCTTGCAGCTAAGTGGAGGCCTGCTGTGGTGGGGATCGAGGACGTGGCCTACCAGAGGGCTCTCATCCAGCAGCTGGCTGCCCAGACATCTCTCAACGTGAGGGGCATCAAGCCAATCTCGGATAAGGTATCGAGATTCGCGCCCCTGGAGGCCCGGTACGAGTTGGGCCAGGTCTATCATATCCCGGGGCTCCCCCTGGTGTTCGAGGCCGAGCTCCTGTCGTTTCCCATCGGGGCTCATGACGACATGGTGGACAGCCTGGCCTATGCCTGGCAGGCTTTGGGGCAGATACCACAGGAGACAAGGTTGGTCTTCCCTGGAGCTACTAAGAAGCCAACTTGGAAGTGATGATCATGGCTGAACGATCAAGAGACTACAAACAAGAATATCGGGACTACCACGGCAGGCCGGAGCAGATCAAAGAAAGAGCACAGCGCAATGCTGCCCGGGCGCAGATGAGCCTGAAAGTTGGCGATCCCCGGGAGGTCGATCACAAACGGCCAGTATCCCAGGGCGGCACCAACAGCTCTCGAAACCTCCGGGCAGTGAGCCAAGCTACTAATCGCCACAAAGGCTCATCTGCGAGCAAGAAATAGCATTCGCACATCATCACCATCACTTCTGCTGTCGTTTTCCATCTGGAAGTTATGCATGCCCAAGAAGAATAAGTCAGCTCCGCCGCAGGTCTGGGCTGGCAATTATCCCAGGTTTAACCAGGACCCTCGGTCGCTGGTGGGCCAGGAATACGGCCGCAGCGGCCTCACTTACTACCTCCCGGGCTGGATCCGGCGGGACTTTCTTCCACAGCTCCAGGGCCGCAGGCTCTGGCTGGTCTATGAGGAGATGGGCTCAAATGATGCCTACGTCGGATCAGCCCTCAATGCCTACTCCCTCTTCATCCGTCGGACCTCCTGGCATGTCGATCCAGTGGTGGACGAGAATAAGGACAACGGCTCAGCCGAGTTCCTGGAGCAGTGCATGAATGACATGCAGCACTCCTGGCAGACATTTATCGCCACGGCGGCCAAGCCCTGCCTACAGTACGGCTTTGCCCCTTTCGAGAAGATCTTCAAGCAGCGAAACGGCGAGCATGACGATGATCGCTACACATCCGATTATGACGATGGCAACGTAGGCTGGTCCAACTTCTCATTCCGGAGCCCGGATAGCGTCTTCCACTGGGACTACGATCCCGAGGATGTGACCAAGCTCATTGGCCTCACCCAGATCGCTGCGCCAGATTACCACACCACATTCATTCCCATCCAGAAGATCCTGAACCTCCGATCCGAGCCCGGGAAGGACAGCCCAGAGGGTCGATCCATCCTCCGGCCTGTCTGGAGGTCCTGGCGGACCAAGACCGTCATGGAGGACTTGAGGAATGTCACTGCCGAGAGGGGTGGGGCAGGCCTGCCCTGGGCTGAGGTCCCTGGCCACATAGCCAACGCCCCGGCGCGAATAGCAGCCAATCCCCAGAACCCGGCGGCTATAGAGGCCCTGGCTTCCTATAACGACCTGGTCCAGACTCTGACAAGCATCACCCAGGATGCCCAGAAATGGGTGATAACGCCACAGATGTGGGACGGTAACGGCAATCCCCAGATCAAAGTAGGATTCCTGCAGCCTTCACAGGGCGCGGACATCATCAGCCATATAACTGCCTCGATAGATTCAGAGGCGAAAGCGATCCTGATCGCCACCATGACCGAATTCCAGGCCCTGGGCATGGGCGGCACAGGCTCTCTGGCCTTATCCCGGGACAAGACGGACAACTTCACCCTTGCCGTGGCCGCCACTGCCACCAGCTTTCAGGAGTCGATCAACGGCCAGGCGGTCAAGCAGCTCTTCCGGCTCAATCCCCAGTTCGAGTTCAAGCCTGGCCAGACGAGGCCAAAGATCGTCTACGATCCTCTTGTGCCTCTCAACACCCAGGATATAGTGGCATTGTTATCCTTATTCGAGAAAGCCGGCTGGGATCTCTCCAGGCAGGGCGGCATTCGGGATGCTATCATCAAGAACCTGGGCCTGCCGGACTACATCGAGCAGGAGGTCCAAGAAGGATTGCAGGAGCACGGGGGAAGCCCCATCGAGAGCCTGCTGGGTGGCAAGAGCGAACTCGAACAGATAATGGGTGCGTCATAACTGGGGCATAGATGGCTCCTCACAATGCCCTTATTTAGATGGTCTTCTTGTTAAGCGATACTATCGCAAATAGTCGATGGCCATTGCGGGTTGGTAGGATAAACCTGGCTTTGCCAACAATTCTACAAATCGCCCTCCTTTCGATGGATGAAAAAGATTGGCAGAGGCGCAACTGTTGATGACCCATGCCGTATCAAGGCCACGCTCTGTGCCTGCGACGGCGAGAACGCGCTCTTGTTCCGGAATCACTCCTGCATCGACAGCCATCAAGACGCATTCTAAACAGACCAACGTCCCTGTCGAAATCAACTCTAACGTCTTTGCCAGAATATCAAGGGAGGTCACATGTTGGAGATGGAGTCGCATTGAAAAACTTGGACCAAAGAAGGGGATTGTTCCTTGAATGATGGGGATATTCAGGTCTGCTAATCTTTCTTTATTTTCTGGTGTGACCTGCATGGGCACCCGGGAGAGTCCGCGTTGCTTCCATTCATCACGCACTTTCTGGAGTTCAGGAATATCTTCAAATGGACCACTATGCATGTGGTCGACCTCCCACCCCATTCCTTGGGGGCATGTTACACATACGATTGTCGTATCGCGGATTCTTTCAGCCATTCTTACAGCACAGTCTCCAGTAATTGAAGCCACGACAAGATAGCGGTATTGAGACGCAACCTTCTTCACAATTTCAATCGTTTCATCTGTGTTAGCGGGCCCTGGTCTTTCAAATACTCTCATACAATTCCATCTTCTATCCATTGTCTTATAGCTGCCTAACGGTATGCAGTTGATATTACTCCAATGCTTTGCTTAATTTTGATCAATTTTGAAAACTGATACAAGAGATGAACCATGAACTCCTTTCACTGATCCGAGAGACTGGCTACCTGTCAGATGCCGATCTGACCGATCAGCAGCGATTTGAGTTGCTTACAAGCTCTTTCTGGCTTAAGGCGGCCGGCTTGGGCTACAATGTCGCTACATTGAAGCGTAAGCTCTGGATAGCTGCCGGCCGGCCGGAGGAAGAGCTGATCCGGATCCTTCCTGAGGCCGAGATCCAGAAGAGCATCAATAGCATCGGCCGGGAAAAGGATCCTCGGAAACAAATCAAAGAGACTGCGGCTGCCATCGCCATGGCGTACAAAAATGGCGAGAAGGACATCCAGGCCGCCATAGACAGCAACCTGGAGAACCCGGATAAGATGCGAGCCGAGACCGGCCGGATCAGGAGGATCCTGCTGGCCCAGGCAGCCTCATGGCTGGAGGTGGCCATCCCTGGCATGTACCTGGCCGGATCGAAAGCTGGCACTCTGCAGGGCCCACATGCGAGAGCTGCCCAGGCTCTGGCCGTCCAAGAATTTAACCGCTTCAAGGAAGCTGACGCTCAGATCGGCCGGCACATCGAAGAAGTGATCGGTGAGACAGAGAAACGCAGAGCTCAGGCGGCTCTATCACAGCAGACCAGAGTAAATTATTCGGGTTTAATGGGACGGATTATCGGGCATAAAACGATTGATGGCAGGGAACTCGGGCTGGCCGATTACATTCGCATGATATCCCTGACTGCCGCCCGGGATGTCTTCAACCTGGGTGTCGAGAACGCCATGCTAGGCCGTGGCAACGACCTGGCAATGATCTCCCGGGAGGTCCGGGCAAACAGTTGTCAGGCCTGCAGGGACTGGGCCGGGAAGATCGTGAGCATCTCCGGCAAGAACGCCAATTATCCTTCACTGCAGGATGCCAAGGATGCCAATGTATTCCATCCTCACTGCATCCATTTCCTGGAAGATCTCAATGAAGATCGATATGCTGGAACTGGCCACTATATTGGCGGCGCCGTTTAGCCTCTAGATCTGAAGAAGAAATTCTGGCTAGCCAGGAAATTTCGAAATCCGTTGAGATCCAAAATCTCATTTTTGCCTTTAAATGGTGATTTAGCCTTGCTGATGCACATCCCTGCCCTCCAGAGGATCCGGAAGGTCAAGGATGCCCTGGGCAGGTGCCACGACGAGCATGGCTACCTGACCTCCTGCAGCACATCATCTTCCGGGCCCGGCCAGAGAAGCCTATCCGACTTCGAAGGAAAGCCCAAGGAAGGAACTCCCGCTCCAGCTCCCAAGCCGGCCGCCAAGCCCGGGAGCGAGCCGGCTGGCAAACCTTCAGCATCCATCGACATCAAGGCCCAGAGGACCTCCTCCGGAGTGAAATACAGCTCCAGCGGGGCAGCACTCTACACCTCAAAGGATGGCCAGGGAGACAGGATAATCTCAGGGATCCGGTTCTCCAAAGATCCCAGAGAGACGGCTGCTGTTATTGAGAGGGCTCTGCAGGACGGGCCTATCGCCATCCCTATGAATATCGCCCAGTCTCCCGGAGGCAGCAGAGCCCTGGACGAGCTGCATCGGGCAGGGAAGATCCGAGAGGATTCGGCATCCAAGCCCGGGCACACTATCATCCGGCGGCCGGGGGTGAAGGAAGGAAAGCTCCGGAGCCCAAGCCTGCCCCGAAGCCCGAGCCTAAGCCGGCAGAACCTGAGCCTAAGCCCGAACCTAAACCAGAATCAAAGAAGCCAGAGCATCGCCCTGCTGGCAGCGAGGTCGATGTCAACAACCAGGGAGCTTGGACCAGCTACAAGATCGGCGACCGCATCTGGCTCTCTGTAGCAAATGTCCACGGCGGCGGCCGGACGCTGATGGGCAGCAAATTCAGTCCTGAAGCTGCCTCAGATGATGTAGCAGTAGCAGTATACCGGGCGGTCAAGGACGGGCCTTTGACCTTCCCGGACAGCATGTTTGCCAATCAGAAGTTCCGGGAGGCCATCCAGAAACTGGAGCAACTGAACAAAGTCGTCCTGAACGACAGCTCCAACGGCCGGGGCAAGATCCTCTATCAGATGGGCCCGGACGGCAGGCCCAAAGAGCCGCCTCAACCGGCTCCGAAACCCGGGCAAAGCCCCCGGAGGCATCCCGGCAGCACCGACGCCAGAGCCCTTCCGGAGTTCAAGCCGGCCGGAAGTACTTCCGAGGCTGTCAAGCGCCTGGCCAAGCACATGCCTGAGGGCGCGGCCAAAGTCGAATACGAGGGCCTGCCCCTGGAGAAGATGAACTCTATCCTGAAGGCCTCCGATCATGTACTGGGCAAATATGGCGTTGAAGTCAAGCAGATGGGGTACTGCGAAAAGAAGGGAGCAGAATACGGCTACTGCGCTGCAAATCTCAAAAAAGAGGTTCTCTATGTCCAGCTCCGCAAGTCGTTTGTCTCCGATCCCCAGAAGTATGTGAAGCGGGATGTCGGCCGGATGAGGGCTAACCAGGCCTACAATATCATCCGCACTGAGAAGTACATAAACGATCTGAAAACCAATACGCGCTACAAAGACCGGCCGGGCTATGAAGGTGTCGTTGAGAACGAGATCAAGCGGCATGAAAAGAAACTGGATCACTTAAAGAAGGTGGACCACTGGATTGTAGCCGATGCGGTTGAAGATCCGGTATATGCAGTCCAAGCCCACGAATGCATGCATGCGGTGTATTTCTATCATAACCTGGCGCCCAGGTTTACCGAGGAGATGGAAAAGGTCGGCGGCTGGAATATACCCCTGACTGAGTACGCCACATCCAAGAAGTCCGAGTTTTTCGCAGAGCTGGGCTGCGCCATCACCTGCGGCTACAAGGTCGATCCCAGGCTCTTTGATGCATTCCAGAATACTGTGAGGTCGATCCAATGAGCACATCAGGGCAGTGCATCGGCTGCAAGCATTACACCATGATGTCCACCTGCGAGGCCTTTCCGAACAAGATACCATATGAGATCATATCCGGGCATTTCATCCATACCGATCCTTACCCGGGAGATCATGGCATAATGTACGATCCTATTGACCCGGATGAAGAGCCTGCGGCCGAGGCGGCCGGAGAGCGCAAGTCCATCCTGGGCCCATCAGCCCTGGATAGACTGCTATATCTCGATTTTTCCAATTTTAAATTGCGCAAATACGAATCCCTGGACCACGGAAGCGTCCACATCCCCAGATTTGTGGGTGATTCAATGAATGATGAAGATGATGTAATGGAACCAGAAAAAGACGAGGAAGAGCTGGATAAGCAGGGCTCAGACTCTGATACCATCCAGGCCATACTCCAAGATGAGAAAGGTGGCATGGATGCCCTAACCCAGGCCCTGGGATCTATCACCGACCCGAAGCTTAAAGAGATCCTGGAAGCTATCCAGCAGGACGAGCAGAAGCATCAGGCCGCTCTGGAGCAGTGGCTGCAGGAGAATGGAGGCAGCCCTGAAGAAGAAGGCGAAGGTGCGACCGAACCCGGCCAGGAATATGAGCCACCTGCTGAAGAAGGGATTGAAGAAGAGCCCGAGAAGTCTGACGATGAAGACGAAGGCGAGGACTTTATGGGCGTCGCCGATGACAATGTCATCGAGGATGAGGATGTGAGTCCTGGCACCGACAAGGCAGACCTCATAGAAGATATCCGGGCGGTCCTGGAGGAGCATACCGCTGAAGGAATCCTCGACAAAGAGGACGACAAAGGCGACGAGGACGATATCCCCTTCGAGAAAGAGGACGAAGAGGACGCCGAGAAGCGTTGCTCCAAATCGATCACTGTGCCTATCATCAAGTCCAAGGGCGACCAGCAGATCGTCTACGGAGTTGTATCCGAGCCGGACACTATCGATTTGCAGGGTGATCGCCTGAGCAGAGAAGAGATCGAGAAGGCCTGTCACAGGTTCATGCTGACCTCCCAGAAGATCGGCAAGGAGCACGAGGGCCCGGCCAAGGCTGATATCATCGAGTCATACATTGCTCCCCTGGACTTCACCTGCGGTGGCCAGACTGTCCGTAAGGGCAGCTGGGTCATGGCAATTAAGATCCACGACCCTGATCTCTGGACAGCTGTGAAGAGCGGCGACATCACCGGGTTCTCCATAGCTGGAACCGGCGATCGCACTCCATTCTAATTTTACCATTCTCGATTTTGTGAGGGTTTATGCCTACAGATCTATCCAATCTCGAATTAGACGAAGTCTCGTTGGTCGGTAAAGCGGCCACGGGAAAACGATTCTTGATTTTCAAATCGACAACTAAAGGTAAAGGTGGAAAAACAATGAAGACCGCGCCCGCAGGGGCTACCAGCACCGGAGCCGGCGAGGCTCTGGTCTCCAAGGCCGATATCATGGACATAGTCCAGAAGGCCATCGCACCGTTGCAGGACGAAAACAAGCAACTGAGGAAGGCCTTGCAGAAGCAGACCGATGTCCTGAGAAAGAAGGACTACGTCGACCTGGCTAAATCCCATTTTGACGAGCTGGGAACTCCCGAAGAGGGAGCCGAGATCCTCAAGTCCCTGGAAACCCTTCCTTCCGATGCCCGCAAGTTCATTCTCAAGACCCTCAAGCAGACCAACGCCATGAAAAAAGAGGCCGGACGTATGCTCTACAAATCCTTCGGATCCTCAAGGCCTGCACCGGGCAGCATCTCAGCCCAGTTCTATTCTCTGGTTGACTCCAGGATGAACGAAATCCGCAAGTCCGGATCTGCGCCCAAAGACAAGGTGGTCCTCAAGTCCCTGGCCATGGACGCTGTATCACAAGAGTACCCTGACCTGGCCAGGGCAGTGATTGCCGAGGAGAGGGCTGCCGTGGTCCGGCGCCAGATGGGGGTGGCTTAGATGTCTGCTACTCAGATAGCATCCCATTTCCGTGAAGGCCCGGCTCCGGGAGACGTGAGCTCCTATGACGTGGAGGGCGATCTCTCCTCATACGAATACTGTTTTGTCGAGCTCGACACTAGCCGGCCCAGGTGCGTCAAAGCCTACAACGGAGGCTTCCCGGCGGGGGTACTCACCAACCGCCCCACAGAGGATCCCACTGCCACTGCCTTTTCCCTGATCGCCCGGGTGCAGACACGAGGCAAGGCCCTAGTCAAGGCTGGATCGGATGGTATTGCTACCAGCGATCTGGTCAAGGTGACGACCGGCGGCGTTGTGGTCAAGGCCACTCCGGCCGATAAGGACATCATAGTGGGCCAGTGCGAGTACCCGGCAGCCGAAGGCCTGGTGGGGACTGTCAGGCTCTTCGCCACCTACGCCAGCGTCTAGAGGTGATTTTTCTATGGATTACAGATCTCAAATTGCTTCCTACCAGCAGCACATCCAGAAGGACATGGACTACAGCCAGATCATGGTGGCTGAGCTCGAGTCGGGCTGGTCTATCAGCTATCAGCAGCAGGATTCCTACTTCGTGGCTGACAAGTGGTTTCCCCAGATAGGCGTCGACAAGATCGCCGGCTACTACCCCAAATGGGCCAAAGAGAATGCTTTCACCAATAAAGCAGGCACCTGGCGGCCGGGAACTCTGCCGCCTACTGGCGAGCTGAAGGTTGACACGCCTGGGTTCTATGCCTGCCAGAGGTATGCCTTCCAACTGCCCCTCCTGGCCGATATCCCATTCGTGGCCGACGAGGCTTACCCGGTGGAGAAGGCCACCACCCAGATGGTGACGGACGTCCTCAGGCTGAACAAGGAGCTAATCATCGCCAATGCCTTCTTCAAGGCCGGCATCTGGGGCTGCGACTGGACCGGAGTCAACTCCGGCGAGACGGGAACTAGCAGCCAGGTGACTGGCCTGACCTTCCGCAGGTTCAATGATGCCGATTCCGATCCACTGGAGGTTTTCAAGGATGCCAAGCTGACC